CTGACATTGCTATTCGTGGAACCGACTTTACGTGTACTGTGGATGAACTTGGACGTTCGCTTATTATTCTATTACCTGATGCTAACGGTATATCTAGTGGCGAGATACTTGTCACAACTGCAGCTGGTACTGTTACGCTCAACAAACCATACGAAGCAACAACTGTAGATGTGTGGGAGAACTCACCTAGCAGTCCCGTTATATTAGACCTAACATTAGACATCATAGATAACATGTTGATTGTCACTCCTCCGGACGAAGAAAAGTTATCCACAGAACAATCCACAGCGTCCGTAGGAGATAGTGGTGCTATTTTAGATATAGATTACCTAGAGTTTAATGAACTAGAACAAGACTACCTAGCTGAAGATGCTTTAGAATTCACAGAATTAGATATAAATTTTTTAGATGTAAACTTCTTTGAAGATTTACTAGCAATTATAGAAGAAGTAGACCAACTAGGTGCAGACAACTTATCCACAGGCACACTTGTACAAGGTACAGCTATAGGACAAGATTTAGAAACACAAATAATTACATTGCTCCAGGGGGAGCAAATAGCTTTCCAAAGAAAGGTCACGCAAAATGCTCAGTTGACCGTAGATGCTTCCCAGGGTTACACTATTATATTAATACAGGATGGTAAATTTCAACAGATTGTAGTGAATGGTGGAGGTAACTCTACTATTACCATTACACAGGGGTCAGGATGATCGGATTCACATGCGGAGCTTTTGATTTATTACATGCAGGTCATGTGGTTATGTTTAAAGAAGCCAGGCAGAACTGTAAACACTTAATAGTAGGCTTGCAAACAGATCCATCAATAGACCGACAAGAGAAGAACAAACCTGTCCAATCTATATATGAACGTTACATACAACTCAAAGCAGTCAAGTATATAGATGAAGTAATACCATATGATACAGAAAAAAGTTTACTAGACTTATTAAATAGCACACACATTGATATAAGATTTATAGGGGAAGATTACGTCGATAAACATTTTACGGGCAAAGGAATGCACGAAGTTTATTATACGAGCCGTAAACATTCTTTCTCTACAACAGAACTAAGGAGTAGAAAATGAAGAAATGGATTTCGTTATTAGCAATACCAGTCTTAGCTATACCACTATTATTTAACTGGCAGGCAGTAGAGATATTAAAACTAAAAGTATTTGATGCACTCGTGCAAACGCCAGAACCATCTGGTTGGTTTACCACGTTAGATATAACAGAAGAAGATTTAGCTGTTTCGGGCGGGTGGCCGTATCCGCGTCAGGACCTTGCACGAATACATGCTGACCTTATGGATGCAGGAGCTTTAGGCGTGGGTTGGGTTATTGCTTTCCCACAAGAAGATAGATTCGGTGGTGACCAAGCCTTTGCAGACACACTTATACAAGGGCCTAGTGTACTAGCAATGTTTGAAAACCCTAATGGTAATTACCCACCTACTACAGGCACAGTTATATTAGGTGATGGCATACCTGTAGAAGCATACAAAAGTGAAGGTGTGTTAGGCAACGTGCCTGTGCTAGCAGAGTCTGCATACCAGGGGATCGCAGTTGCACGAACCGATGCAGATAACTTAGTACGTAGACTACCATTGTTAGTACAAACAGAAGATGGTTGGACTCCGTCTTTTGCTATAGAGATTATAAAAATGATTGGGGGTGCAGACACTTATATAATTAGGACCGACCAAGGACAAATAACAGAGCTTAGTGTACCTGGGTATGGAGAGATACCTGTAGATAATCTAGGCAGACGTTGGGTATCGTGGATAGATACACCAACTACAACTCTGGCAGAAAAAGATGTTGCTGATAAATTTGTATTAGTAGGAGTAACAGCTAAAGGTGTCATGCCACAGATAGCTACACCTGCAGGTCTTAAGTACCCGCATCACGTACAAGCGGCCCTGGCAGAAAGCATGACCGTAGATGTACCACAGATCCCAGGTGCATCACTACTATATGAATTACTTATATTAGTAGCAGTCTTATCATTAGCAATAGTTATAATACGATTCTCACCTGTTACAGCTTCTATGGCGGGGGTCGGGCTTTTATATTGCGTGCAAGCTGCAGCTGCTGTGATCTTGGCACGTAACAATATACTTATAGATTTTAGTTATAGTGCATTATCAATGACACTTATATCTGTACAAGAGTTCTGGTTACGCTTTGGTGAGCAATACAAACTAAGACAACAGATAAAGAAACAGTTTGAACATTACCTAGACCCGAGGCAAGTAAAGAGATTGCAAGAGGACCCTAACCTATTACAGTTAGGGGGAGAAAAAAGGTATTGTACTTTTTTATTTACAGACGTGCGTGGGTTTACATCTCTGTCTGAAAAACTAACACCCGAAGAAGTAACAGATATAATGAACAAAGTTTTAACTAAACAAGTTGAGTGCATCCAGGCCCACGGTGGCATGGTTGACAAATTCATAGGCGACGCATGTATGGCCATCTTCAATTCCCCCCTATATGTAGATGAACATGAGCAACGTGCCGTCGCCTGTGCCCAGGATATGCGTACGGCTATCCGCCTGCTGCAGAAAGAGTTGCCCGAACCGATTGCTATTGGTATAGGTGTAAACTCTGGTGAAGCTGTAGTAGGTAACATGGGCTCGGACACTAGGTTTGACTATTCAGCTATAGGTGATGCTGTAAATACAGCTGCAAGATTAGAGTCAGCAACTAAAGAAGCTGGAGTTGATATACTTATAGGTGAGTCTACCGCTGATAAAGTTGGAAACCTACCTTACGTAGGATCTATAACAGTAAAAGGTAAAGAAGACCCTCTGCTCGTGTATACTATTTAGATGGCAAGGAACTATAAGAAAGAATATAAAAACTACCAAGGCAAACCTGAGCAAAAGAAACGTCGTGCTATGCGAAATAAAGTTAGACGAATGCTAACAAAGGCAGGCAAAGTTAAGAAGGGAGATGGGAAAGATGTACATCATAAAGATGGAAACCCAATGAATTCTAAAAAATCTAACTTAAAAGTAGTTAGACGATCAAAAAACCGTTCTTTCGCCAGAAATCGCAAAGCTGGCAAAAAATGACCTCACAGAATCGCGCGTAACGCATTTTGTTAAGGTACCCAAGGCCTTAGGTCCAAAACTACGAATAAATGTCTGGCGGGCTTGTGCGTGCGTCCTCTGCGTTTTCTTCTTTTTCGAGTGTTTCAATGAGCTTATTTAGGTACCATTGTGCTTTTAGCACGTCTTGTAGTCCTTTTTTAGCTTCATAACGCCACATATACTTTTGAATGTTACCTTTTAGATAACCTTTGAACGCCTCGGGCGTCATACTTTCTTCGATTGCCACAATACATTCCACGTTCCCTGTGTTGTAATGCGGAGGTGAGTTTACATAATCAGTCATTTGTTCCTCCTAAACAAAAATGAGTCAGTCCTTCTATAAACATTGTAAATGGAATAGATTCTTTTTGGAATTGTTTTAACGTAATAAATTTTAGATCAAAGTCTTCGGTTATGAAAACTTGGTTTTTGCAGGCAAGTACTGCGTATACGAATATATTAAATTGTTTTTGACGTTTCAGCCAGATGCGTTGTTGTTCTGATAAGTTAAATTTTATTTTGGAATTGTCACGGCTAGGAAGTTTTTCTGTGTATTTATATTCAATCCAGCAGTGGTTGCTTGGTCCTGAATAGTAGGTGTCGGGAACACCGCCGTGGTAAGGGTCGTTGATTTTCCATCGATAGATGGTTTTGGGAAGATGCTTGTGCACCTTGTTGATGAACTCCTTTTCTTTCACATAAGGAGCGTAACACGTTCGTGCCTACGACACAATCTGTCGCAGGCCGAACGCACGTAAGTTACTTAGCGAATGAGGTTTCGTAGAAAGCCTTAACCTTGTTATAGATTTCGTCTTTCAACCAGTCAACACCACTAATGTCGATGTTAACCCATGAACCCTTAGCATTGCTTTGTGGTACAGAAGCCATCTTCCACAAGAAAGAGAACCTGTCTCCACCCTGCTTCATGATTTTGGTATTCCATTCTCTAGATACCTTGAGCTTCGATGAAGCACAGTCAAATAGAAAAGGTATGTCAGATATTTCTGCAGTCTTTTCGTCTAACCTTAGTAAGGTATGGATTTGAGTCTGAGTAATATCGTGCTTCTCTAGCTCTAAGTTATTATCACTTAGGTAGTTTTCAGCTTCGGTTCTTGTTGGGAAGTTCCCTACAAGTCCGCCACCTTCTTCACGCTTTCTCCACACCACAAATTCTTCTTTGAAGTGCACATTCACTACGTACATAGATGAACCGTAGTTTTCACCAGTTACAGTATTAATGAAGTCACCCTCTTGGGCTCCGTCAATATACTCACTATGGTTTTTATCTACTTCGTTATTCATCTTCTGTAGAAGTTTTACCCTCGGTACCGATATATGTTCCGAAGATACATTCTCGTTACCTAGTTTAGATCCCGCTTTTACATGAGCCGGGACTTTGCTCGTTACTACGCTTATTTCGTTTGACATCGTTATTTCTCCTTTCGTCATTCGTTTATCGTTATTATTATGTTGACCTAAAATTAATTTTGGTCAACTCCGTGCTTTCAACCCCAGGGATATCATCCCCAAGACCGATAGCTTCCCTATAGGCAGTGGCTGACATACGTTTTTGTAGTAGCTCAAACCTTTTAGTTTTTGCTACGTACTCTTGTAACGCATCCCAGTCATCGACTGTAGGTACAATCTCCTTTTTAAGGGAGAGTGTTCGTCCACCATTAGATATTTTTTCAAGACCTTCGTCTTGCATTCTAATGGCTATCTGCGCTTCTAGCTCACGCTTTTGCGCATTGTATTCTTTTTCTTGTGCTTTTAGTTCTGTAATACCGTCACGTATTGTGCCGTACTCAGCTAATAAGTCATTTAGTTTCTTTGCCATGTCCTACCTCCTGTAATATGTGCAATAGATTTTCCATTCGCCCTAACTTAGTATTAAGTTTTTTGTACACTTCGGGCTCCCAAGTGTTTCGTGCTTGTATAAGTATGGTCTCAGTCTTTTGTGTTTGACCTGACCTATGTATACGTTGATTAAATTGTTGAAAGTGTTCTGCGTTGTACGTAGGAGAACACCATATAACTGTGTTAGCTTTGGTCAGTGTCAAACCATGACCTGCTGACTGTGGATGACACAACAGCATTTGTATTTGACCAGCTTGGAATCGTGTGACTATGTCTTTTCTCTTCTCAGCTTTGACCGTACCATCAATAACCTCATACGTTACACCTTGTTTTTCTGCTAGCTCTATTAGTGCGTCACGTTCGTGTCGCCAGTTAAATGCTACCAGGCTATGCGCACGTTGTTCTACAAGAGTCATGACTATGTCATAACGTTCTTGATGGATAAACTGCACTAACTTGTCTTCGTCGTAAATAGCACCTGTAACTAGCTGCAGGAGTTTTTTGACACGAGCACCTGCATGTACAGCATTAACGGTCCCTGTTTTGGTATACAGAACAGAGTCGTTAGCAAGGAGATTATATTTTTGCTGTACTTGC